TTAACTGCTTTATTAGGAGAGTAATATGGATATTCAAAATTCAAAATTTATTCAGAAATATAAAGAAGAAGCATTGCAATATGCTTTATTTACAAATCCAGATTTAGATAAAAATAAATTTTTAGAATTGCTAGATATGGATATAATGAATAAAATAAATATAATACCAGTAGAATTAAGAAATACATATAAAGGATTAAATAAAGAATCTAATACGTTAGAAGTATTAGATTTCTTAGAAGATAAGCATCCTATTATAACAGAGAAAGGCTCTCTTTATAAACAACACAAGGATGCTAGAAATCCAAATGCTGAGATATTAGAAGAAATGGGTATTAAAAGAAAAGCTATTAAAAAGCAAATGCTTAAAGCTGGAGAAGAGTTTGGTAAATTATCTGAGCAATTCATCAGATTCAATATAGCACAGAATGGTGAAAAGAAAGATATGAACTCATATTATGGAGGTTCAGGAGCACCATCTTGTATATTCTATAATAGAGATGTTGCAATATCAGTAACAGCTAAAGGACAATCATTAATAAGTAATGCTATGTGTAGTTTTGAAAAATTCTTAGCAGGAAATACATTTTACTTATCTGTAGATGAAGCAATATCTCATATAATGGAATTATTAGGTACACTATCTAAAGATTTTGATATAACTCAATACATCAATACTAGTATATCTAAGAATGATTTATATAATAGAATAATATCTCAGATATATGTAGAAGATGAGAATTATCAATTCACACCTACACCACAAGAAGAATACAGATTAAGAAAATTAATAAACTCTATGAGTGATGACCAAGTTACTAAGTTATACTATAAGAATAACTTAGTACAATTCTTAAGAGATAGTAGATATTGTAGAAATCTTATTAGGAATACTTTATACACTATGGGAGAATTGAATGAAGAAGATTTTAAAATAGTAGATAGTAAAGGTAAAATAAATTATAGAATACCTACAGAAACTAATTCTTATGGGGAATTTAAATTATTTATGGATGCTAATGAAGCTCCAGAAATAGTTAAGGTATGGGTAGATGAGTTAAAGTATTTAATAGAATTAGCAGTAATGGATTATACTCCTTCTATTAATAGAATAAATAATCTAGTGTATAGAAGAAGACAAAGAGTTATTACTATAGATACTGACTCTAACTTTATAAATTTAGATGAGTTCTATAATTTTGTAAGAGAAGAAATAATTGAAGAAGAGTCACCAATAGTATATAATTTAAATGATACTGAAGAAAGAATATGTATAGTAAATTTGATGGCACATATATGTACATATTATATTAGTAATGCATTGTATACTATGGTCAAATCTTGTAATGTAGAAGATGATAATAAAGCTAAAATAATACAAATGAAGAATGAGTTTCTTATGAAAAGAGTATTAACTACAGATGCTAAAAAGAACTATGCTTCATTAGTATTATCACAAGAAGGAGCTTTATTAAATCCACCATTCTTAGATATTAAAGGACTACAATTAATTAAGACAGTAACTAACCCTGAAGTAAGTCAGATGCTAATAGATATATTAGAAGAAGATATATTAAAATCTAATAAAATAGATATTGGATTAGTTATCAATAAAGTAAAAGCTGTAGAAGATTTAGTAATAGATAGTATTAAGAAAGAAACTAGATTCTTAAAACCAGCTAAAGTAAATCACCCTAATGCTTATTCTGACCCATTAAGAATGGCAGGTATTAGAGGATGTATGACTTGGGATTTATTATATCCTGAGACACCAATACAATTACCAAACAATGTTAAATTATTAAGGTTAAAATTAGGTAAGTTAATAGATGCTCAACCATTGAGTGAAACACATCCAGAGATATATGAGAAACTATATAAAGAAGTATATAATAATAAAAATACTCAAATATCTTCATATGGGGTTAAATGGATAGCAATACCAGAAGATGTAGATATAATACCAGAATGGACACATAATTATATTGATTATGATACAATTATTAATGATAGTATATCAGCATTCTTACCAGTATTCTCATCATTAGGTGGACATGTCTTACCTACATTAGATAGTAATACAGTGTATAGTAATATAATAGATTTTTAACAGAGATACTTTATGTATCTCTTATTTTATTTTGAAAGGAGTAGTAAAATGACAAATCATGAATTAAAAGAATTAGTAATTAAGGGAATTAAAGAAAAGTATGGTGAAACTAGAGTTATCCCACTTAAGAAATCGGTAGAACTTTATAACATTGTAGATGGAACTCTTGATAGAAATGGTTGGTATGCAGGAGACCCAATTAAAGCATCACATCTTATAAATATAATAAATGATATATCTATACAAAGCTGTGGAGAAGGTGATGATCAATTCAATATTTATTTAGATAAATTTGAAGAACTATTTAGACCTGAGAATCTGCCAATAGTTTATATAGGATTTGAATGTCCAGATCATATAAAAAGAGTATTACTTGAAGAAAAGGAACTTCAAATAAAATATGATAAATTAGATAAGTTTTTAAATAGTGATAAATCAAAATATATTTTACCAAAAGAACTTGATTGCATGGAAAACCAAAGAGCTTATATGTATCAATACTTAAACAGTCTACATAGTAGGATAGAAATATATAAAAAGATGGCAGCTGAGCCTATAAAAAGTTTCGATAAAGAAAAGTTTAAAAGTGGTTTAGAAGATATAAAAGAGCTATTATACAAGAATATAGGTGATGTGAAAAATAGTATAAATAATACTGCAAATCTTGATAATTACACAGTTAAAATAGATAATACAATAAAGCTTCTATCTATTAATACTACTCAATATTTAATTGCTTTAGATAGAGCTATGAAGGACTTAACTGACTAACACATAAGATTTAACAGAGATACATATAGTATCTCTGTTCTTTAATATTTTGAAAGGAGGAATTTATGATAAATAAATATTTGTTAGAAGGATTTAAAGAAATGGAAGTTGAAAGTTATAATGTTAGGCATAGAAGAGGTACTGTTGAAGATGCTGACACACTATTAAAATGGCATAAACAATTGTATGATTTACATAAGAAAAATTTAAAATTAGATAATATTAATGATAATGAGTTAAAGGATGCTATTATAAAAGATTTTAATAATAGTAATAAAACTGTATTTATAGCAGAAGCTAAAAGTAAAGATGCTGGATTTATAGAAATAACTAATGAAAGTGATAAGAAAATAGGTCATATAAATGCATTATGGGTAGATACAGGTTCTAGAGGATTAAAAATAGGCGAATACTTATTAAAAATAGTAATAAATTATTATATTAAATTAAAATATAGTAAAATAGAATTAGCAGTTTATGATTTTAACACTAATGCTATTTCACTATATAAAAAATTAAAATTCAAATTACAAAAGCACGAAAATGGTAGAAGTGTGTTTTATTTAAAACTATAGGAGGTTCAATTAAAATGAAAGAAAAGATTTACTACAGAATGGCTAGAAATATAATGAAAGAATATCCTGGTTTACAGTATATGTGGGATACTATGCCTGGTCAGAATATGAAATTTGCAAGAAAAGAATTAGATACCAAATTAAAAGAATTTATTGACAAAAGTGATGCTTTCTATGGTATATTTGTAGAAGGTATGTTAAATCCTACAAAAGAGATGAAAGAACTACTAATACCGACAATAAGTAGTATTTTATTCAAATATCAATTTTAAATATTAAGGAGGAATAGTAATGAAATATAAGTGTGCATTTGTTGTAAATTATACTGACCGTCAAAAGATAAAATATGATTATAATTTATCAAATATAAGTCTATATGCTAATGATATGCTTCTAATTAATATAGAAGTATTTAGTAATGACAAATGGGAATATATTAAAATGAATAAAATTATAATGATAAATAAAAATGAGGCTTTGACTAGATTTGTGATAAGTCAGCAATTAGTGTGGGATAAGTTAAAGGAAGTATTACAAGGATACTTAGGTATAGATCCAGATATAAAACACCCTTTCACTAGATTTGAAATAGACTTACCTTGGAAGAACAATCTAAAACAAAGATTAAAAAAAGAAATAGATAAAATAAATAGGGAATTGCATATTAAAAAGAATAAATACCATATAGAATGGGAGGATATAAATGGATGATGTAATAACAAGATTGAAATTTCTAAAAGAAATGTTAAATAGAATAAATGGAATTGAAAATAGAGATGAAAGAATGTATCAAATATATTCAGCATATAATGAGTTAATAAAAATATTCAGTATACCAATAAAGTATACTGAAGATGAAAAAGAATTAGGTAAATGGGTATTAGAATTAATATTCTGGATAATAAATAGAAGTCCAAATAATAATGAATTAATATTTATACCAAATATATTAAGAGGTATGCTAGAAAATAAATTTGAAAATCTTTATATTGATGACAATGATTATAGTATTCTAGGACATGAATTAGATAGTCTAATAGATGTAACTAATAAAGCATTAGAAATATTTGAAGACTACTTATACGGTATACAATCTACAGATTATTATAGAAATAACTTAATGATTCTTATACATAAAGCAGACCCTATATCTAGTGATGAACTGACTGTAGACTATGTTAGATATATAGTATCAACTATGTCAGCTAGACTTGAAGAAGAGGGGATATTAAATCTAGATGAATATATAAAAGGATATTATGAAACATCTATTAGAAAAGATATGAAAACATTTGGAATATATAGAAAAGAACCATTATCAAAAGAAGAATTGGATAAAAAGATTACAGAGCACATTATAAAAAGAACAAGAGAACTAACAGAAATTAAAAATAAATCAAAGAATACTGAAAAAGCAATAGATGATCTAGAGTATATAATAAATAAGTGCAAGAAGTGCTCTTGGGCTGATAATATTATGCTAAATGGGTCAATGGTTATTGAAAATATAGAAGACATACAAAAAGCATTAGATAAAATAAAAGAATTAATTAAATAATGGAGGTATTATAAATGACAACAGTAAATTTTGAATTAAGTATTATAGATAGAAATATAGAATTAGCAACAAGTATTGATGATGTGCCTTTACAATTAGATATGTACAATATGACTTTTAATAGACTATTAGAATTTTTCAATAATAAAGATAAAGAAATTAGGAATGATAGTAATTTAAGATATGCTGTATGTGATAAACTATTAAATTTAATAGACATACTTAATAGTGGTAATCCAATTTTAAAATTACCATATAAAATGTATTTATATATAAGACCATTCTGCACAATAACAAAATCACCAATAGAATGGACTACTATGCATAATAGTAGTGTTTCCAGATTTATAGATGTATCTGAAAAATTCTATTTATTATTTAAAGGATATTTATCTAATAATGTAGATAATGCTTATTATATGAATATTATACATGATATTCTAAATACTATACAAGAAAGAAAAATATATCAGACAGATAATGAAATATTATTGAAATATATAAAAGCTCAATTAAAAAGCATTATTAATAGATTATATAATATAGAAAGAATAATAATGAGTCCAGATAAAACTATAATTGGTAGATACAATAATATGTCTGTTAATGAACATATGGAAAGAGTAGGATTGGATAAAATAGAAGATATTTCATTAGATGAGATAAATAATATCGTAAATAATAAAATATCAGAAGCAGAAGATGCTATAATAAAAAGACACTCAGCATCTAATATCAGACAAGATATAGCTGATGAATTTGAAAAATTCTTATCAGACAATGTTAATGTAGGTGGTTTATGTATTAGATATGGTGGGTATGAGTTATATTATCATGCTGATGAATTAATAGCCATATTGAATAGAATCAAAGAGGTGAAATAAATGAATAACATACTTAAAGATAAAGAAGTAATAATCTATGATACCACAAATACTAATGTATACAATCAATTTGATGCTTCAACACTAAATAGAATATTTAATAAAAAGAAAAGTGTAGCAATATTAAGTATAGACAGTAAGATTAATGTAAAAGAAGTTATGGATGCTGTCAGTGTAGAAGTAGTATTGAAATCAGAAGAAATGTTAAATATATTAGATGGTGGAGACTTTTCAGTATTCACCAATCTAAGAGAAGAAATAATAGAACAAATAAAAAATTCTAAAAAGATATTCATAGCAATCACTAAAGAATATATTGAATTTGCTTTGAGAACAGGTTTTAGACCTAATTTATTGATGAGTAGAGATACTGATATATCTATTTTAGCAAGAAGCTGTGAGTATGAAAGTGCTGCTGTAACTGGATTTGAATATAAAGAAGAATACATCCCAAACAAAGAAAAATATAAAATAAAAGATGGGTTCAATTTCTTCTTCAATATGTTTCCTATATTAGACAGAGATGCTTATAGATATGTGATGGATACTGAAGAAGGAAAAGAAAAATATCCATTATTACATGACTTAGTATATCATCTTTTTATGTTTAATAATGGACCAAGAATAATACCAGAATTTAATGACAAATATCTATGTTACCTTTTAGTATGTAAATATTTTGAACCAGAAATATTTTCTGAAAGAGCAGAATATTATACAATGATTAATTTATTAGGTTTAAATACTAAACTTCTTAAAGCATTTAATAATATGGAAACACTTATGAAGAAATTATCAGAATTCTATGATTTACTTTACAGAAGTGAAGAGGATTGTGATGTTACAGTAGAATTGTTTACAGGTAATAAATTAACAGTATTTGGTGTTAGTTTACCTATAACTAGAATAGCTACATCTAATTTCGCTAGATATATTTCTACAGTAGCTAAAGATATGGTTATAGATGTATTAGTAAAAACAGATGCTATCTATAAGATATTTGAAGGTGAAGTAAAATATGAGATAAATACACACAATGAATTAATAACTAAAACTATTGATTTAGAAACAAAAATAGATGTCATAGAATTCAAAATAATAGTATAGAAAACATAGCAGTACAATAACAATAATAGGAGGAAATATAATGGAAGATATAATATTAAAACAAAAAGAAGAGTTAGATAACGTATTAAATGAAATATTAAAATCACCTTTTGCAAATCAAAAGGAAGAAGATATAAAAGCAGTATTAACTAGATATGGTAAGAAAGAAATTGATTTTGATGAATGTATCAATCAAATAAATTCTATAAAAGAATGTAATACTGAGGACATGTTAAGAAATTATGCTTTATTATTAGGAGAGTAATATTATGTGGATTTCCTATCTTAGATTAAAAAATTATATAGGAGTAAAGAATGGACTCCATAAAAATGAAGTAGAAATAAAATTCAATATTAAGAATAAGATTACTTTATTTCTTGGAGCTAATGGTTCTGGTAAGTCTACAATAATACATTCATTACACCCATTCTCATTTGGTGAAGAAGATAAACCTTCTATAATAATATCTGGAGTAGAAGGTGAGAAAGAGATACATTATGTACATAATAACAATAAGTATATAATTATACATTCATATACACCAAGTAAGACTGGACATAATGTAAAATCTTATATAAGAAAAGCTAGTATAGATAGTGAAAATTATAGTGAATTAAATCCTAATGGAAATGTAACTCCCTTTCTTGAAATAGTAGAAAGGGAGTTAGGCATTTCTATTCTATATTTAAGACTATCTAGATTAGCAATCAATAGTAATAATATAGTAAATATGACTACAGCTGAAAGAAAGAAATATTTTAATGATATACAACCTACTCTAGAAAAGATAAATGAAACTCATAAGAAATTATCTGAGAAAGTAAAGGTGTATAAGAATTTAATATTAAAAGTTAGTAGTAATATAGATACTATTAAAGATGTACCAGAATTACAATCAAGAATTAAAGTAATAGATAATGAATTAAATAATTATAAGACATTGAAAGAAAACCTTGCTGAGGAAACCCATAAAGAAAGTTATAGATGGGATGAATACAGCAAGAAGCTAAATACTATGGGACTATCTATTAATTTTTTACCTGAAGAAATAGATAAACTAAGAGAAGCAGTACAAGTAGCTAATATACAAATGACTAGACTTAAATCTATATTAAAAAATAATGGTATAGATATAGAGAATAGTGAAACGGATTTAAATAAAGTATTAGACATATTTAGAACTAAAATTTCTGAATATAATAATGCTCAGGATAATATTAATAAGGACACAGAAGAGAATAATATTAAAATTGGAGAAATTAATGCTTCACTTAATATGAAGATAGAGGACTTAGAAAATAAATCATCAAAAAGAAATAATATTATCTCTAATAATGAGTATAATGGTTTATTAAATAAAAAAGAAGAATTAGAAAATAACATTAAAAAGAATGAGAGTAAAGTACAATCATCCGAATTTAAAGATATTAATAATATAACTTCTTTTGAAGCTAATAATGCTAGTATAAATCTTAAAAGCATAGCTGCTAATGTAAATAATCTTTCTACTAATTATGCACCTACTATAGTAACTAAAGCTATAGAAAAAATGAATGATGATGTGATTAAAGAAATGAATATTATGAGAGCAGAAATGAATGATGATATATATAACAAGAACCAATTACAATATACTCTAGATATGTCAATGAAGACAAAAGATGAACAATCTAAGGTTTTAGAAAAGAAGCCTAAAGATTGCAATAATAACACTTGTCCTTTTATTAATATTGAGAAAGATAAATTAATAACTAAAGAATACTTAGATAACTTAGGCAAACAGATAAAAGAGTATGAAGTAGAAATAAAAGAAAAAGAAAGACTATGTGAGGAGTTATATGAAATATCTAATGCTAAAAAGATTATTCTACATATATTAGAATACATAGAAAATAATAGTACATATATAGATAAAGTATATCCAAATAACTTTATAACTAATATAGATAAATTCATAGATAGGTTAAAGAATAATCTATATAGCATAGAATGGGATAATTCTGAATTAGTTGAGTATTTAACTATAAAGGAAATGTTAGAAAAGGATAAGAAAGATTTAGAATTTATTAATTCTAAATTAGATACTTATGTAGTACAAATGGAATATGTAGAAGAGTTAGATAAAGATATTTCTAAATTAAATGATGAAATAATTCAAGCTAGAAGTAAGTATAATGAATTACTTAAAAAGAATGAAAGTAATGCATATAGATTAATAGAGATAGATAAAAGAAAAGAAGCTTATAATACTCTAATAGAAGCATGTAGTAATTATAATGCTAATAAAATTCATATAGAGGAAGTCAAAAATAAATTGTCTATATTAGAAGAGATATTTATGTATAAGTATGAAATGGAAAAAGCTAAAATGAAAAGAATGAAATCATTAACTAGTATAGATTATAATACTGAGCAATTGAATGATGAAAAGCTAGATATAGAAGTAAATATGAGAAAGTTAGAGGAGTATAAAAAAGAAAAAGAAGAATTAGAAGATAACTATAATAAGTTATTATTATTGAAAGATGTAACTTCACCTAATAAAGGAATACCATTAGTATTTATAGATATCTATATGAAGAGAGCTAGAACTTTAGCTAATAAACTATTACAAGAGATATTAACTGATGAATATGAATTACTACCATTTGTAATAAATGATAAAGAATTTAATATACCTTGTAAGAAATTAAATGGTGTAGTTAATACTGATGTAAAGACAATGTCTATGGGAGAGAAAGCTATCATATCATTAATCTTATCAGTATCTTTATTTGCACAAGGTACTACAGATTATAATATAATAACTATAGATGAAATGGATGGTCCATTAGATTTCAATAATAAAAGAAAATTCTTAGGAGTATTAGAAAATATTATGAGTATCTTTGATATGGAACAAGTATTTGTAATATCTCATAATAATGCTTTTGAAAGCTATGAAACTAACTTCATATTACTTAATGGAGCACCTAAAGTAAAATCATCTGAAAATGTTCTATATGATAACAATAATAATTAATACTTAGAACAAATCAGTAGTATTTTGAAACAAGCATGAATAATAGTTTTTCATTTAAAACCTTAGAAATTAATAGAATCTGAACCCTGTATGGATATAATTCCATACAGGGTTCTACTGTTTATTTTTATATTTTAAATATCATAAGCATATTGTCCACTACCACCATATGAAGATACCATTCTCTTATCTTCATATTCTTCAACATATGGTACTAGAACTAGTGGGTATCTGTTTACATTATCATATGCTATCATTTTACTTACATCAAAATTCATCTTATTACCTAATACTGTAGGTTTTTCATAGTCATATATTTCTTGATTAGATTCATTATCTACAGCTGCAAATCTCCAGTTAGGACCTGCATCTTCTTTATACACATACATAGTTATACTTCTACCAGCATATCTTAGATTTCTATCAGCTTCTGTTTCTACTATTCTACCACTATCAACTAGATGATTATATCTACTAGATATCATTTCATCTACTCTACTGTCATCTGAAGCATATGCTTGTGGACTAAAAAAACCATCATCACTCACCATAGTATCATATATGTCATTCATAGACATACTACCTTGAAATACTTGAGGGTTAGTTTGTTGCATTTGTTGTGCTGGTGATGTTCCTCCAGCAATATTAGCATATATCTTAGACATAATAGCGTCAGTATTATTAGCACCTGAAGCGTCAGCTTTATCTTTAGCTTTCTTCAATTCTAATTCAGATATCTTAGTATTAATATTTACTTCTTCTTTTACAGCTGCAAGTTTTGTTTTAAGAGTATCTATAATATTAGATTCCGTTTTACCTAAGTATTCTAATATTGCTCCATTACGAGCTTTTTTAGATATTTCTCTCATTTCTTCAGCTTCAGCTTCCATTTTATCTTTCTTAATATCTAATTCATCAATAATGCTTTGTACTCTGTTAAGAGGTTTACTAAATCTCTTTTCATAGAAATCTACTTGTTCTCTTTCATTGACTTCTTCACTATCAGCATCTTTGTCAGTTTTCTTTTTCCTAGTAGTTTTCTTAGGAGCTTCTCCTACTTCCATACTAGGTGGATTGAATTTCTTAGCTTCACCCATACCTAGTCTTTGTTTTAAAATAGTTTCTCTATTTTCTTGATTATATTTAATATCATCAGCTAATCCAGCAAAGTCTAGTATTATAGGTTTTTCTTCTACTACTTCTTCAACTTTATCTTCTTCTGTAGCTATATTATCGTCACCTAGTAACTGACTTAATGCAGAACCAGATGTATCTTCTTCATCTTTCTTTTCTTCAACTAAATTACCAAATGCATCTCTTCTTGGACCTAATGTCTCAAAGGGATTGATACATTCTTCTTCTTTAAAATACATATTCCATTTACCTCCTTTATTTCGTATATTTAATTTACCTTGATGTTTTAGATTAAAATTCTTACTAACCATAAGAAATCATTAGTTTGGGAACTAAAAAATAACTAAAAAGGAGTTGATAAGTAATGTTTAAAGCCTTTCAAAGAAAAAAAGAAATATTATTGACTAATGTGCTTTATCACAGAGCACAGAAAAATGAAAACACAGGTAAATGGGGTAATGACTCAGTGTCAATTATATATAGAGATATGATTGATGGTAAAATGAAAACTGAAAGAGTAGAGTCACCTACAATGAAAGTATATATAAGTAAAGAAGAATTTACACCATCATATAAATTATCTTATATAGATAGAGATAAGGTTGATGAATATGATGTATCTTATAAAAATGTAACAAAAGATATAGCAGACATATTAGGTCCTAAATATGTCGAATATTATTTTGATAAAATAAAATTAGGACAATATAGTGAAACTAAGAATATCCATAAAGCTAAGAGAGTATTTAACTCAGATATGGATATTCAAGACTATGTAAGATATAGATATTTAGTTGAATGTGGGGCACCAGAACATTTTAAGATAACTAAGAGCTTTCTGGATATAGAAGTAGATTATACTAATCTACCAGTTGGACAATTCCCAGATGAAAAGATTGCACCATCACCAGTAAATGCTATTACATTTATTAATGATGAAACTAAAGATTGTTATACTTTCCTATTAAGAAATAAAAACAATCCACAAATACAAGAATTAGAAGATAACTTAACAGATTTCTTACAAGAAATAACTAATGAATTTAGAGAAGTTATGGGAGTAGATTTAAATTATAAAATAGCATTCTTTGATGATGAAATAGAAATGATAGTTACATTATTCAATATAATAAATGCATTAAAACCTAATTTCTGTTTAGGTTGGAACTTCGCTTTCGATATGTTGACATTAATGGGAAGACTAGAAAGAGCTGGAATAAGACCAGAAACAGTTATGTGTCATCCAGATTTTAAAGATGTAGCTAAAGCTTGGTGGCATAAAGATGAAAAAGCTATTGAAGAAAAAAGAAGAAGAGATAGTAGTGAAATATCAGGGTATACTGTATATCTATGTCAAATGATAACTTATGCTTCATTAAGAAAGAACTTTGCTAAAACTAAAGGTGGTTATAGTTTAAGTAATATAGGTAAATTAGAATGTGGATTTGATAAATTAGAATATCATCAATATGCAAATACATTAGCACAATTACCATATAAGAATTATAAGATATTTGTAAAATATAATATACGGGATGTTGTGTTACAGTTATTGATAGATAATAAGACACATGATTTAGAAACTGTTTATCAATATTCATTAAATACTTGTACTAGATATGCTAAGATATTCAATGAAACTATATTCTTGAAAAATAAATTTACTTATGAATATTATTTAAAAGGATTAGTAATAGGAAATAACCAAAATGTAGATTATTCATATGGAGCATTTAATGAGGAAGAAGCTGAAGATGAAGAAAAGTTCTCTGGAGCATTAGTTGGTAACCCATTATTGAATACAAGAAATGGAGCTAAACTATATGGAGTTAAATCTAATAGAGTATTTGATAATATAGTAGACTTTGACTTTGCTTCACTATATCCAAGTAATATAAGAGCATTTAATATAGACCAAAATACTATGTACTTTACTATTGATATAAAAGATAATGAAAAGACATTGAACTATAAGAAAATTAATCCAGTAGATAATCCTAAATTAGATATTAATGGAGAATTCTTAATTAATTATTCTACAAGGAAATATGTAGATACTGGGGAAAGATGGTTAAATCTACCTTCATATAGTGATATATCCAATCTAGCTGATATGTGTATTAAGAAAGATAGTAAAATGGTTGAAATGGAAGATGTAGTAGGAGTGATGGAAGATGTCAAAGGTGAGTAGTGATGTAAAAGCTTTTAATAGCTTAAATCAGATAGCTAAGAATTTTGCTAGTGATTCTATTTACTATTATATAAATAATATAGTAGTAAGTAAAGAAGATAATATAATAAGATATATGATAATAGATAGTGAAGTATCTAAAATATTACAAAAAGATACTATGTATGGTTTTCAAGGAGATTTAGTATATCAAGTATTCAATAAACTTGCAAAACCTACTGGTTGTTCTATATACATAGAAGGAGATAATATCTATCTAGTACCACAATTAATATCTGAAATGAATGAAGTTCAGAAGAAATTAATAAAAGATAGTTGTTACCTTATTCAATATACTAAAGACTTAGAGAAAACTGGTATATTAAAAAACTGGTTCAGGGGATTAGTATATATTAATGAGAATGAGATGACTGATATCACAAAAGAAATAACAGAAATGTTAGATAATAAAGAATTTAAGAAATTTATTAAAGTAGATGATGTATGTGTGATAGTGACTAAGCAACTATTTACAGCACCTACTAGTAAAGATAAATATTATCTAAAGTATGAAGTAGTAGATGCTGAGAATGATATTTATTCTATAACAATAAAACATATTAAATCTAGTGAAAGTATCTATTATAAGTTTAGAATAGTAAATATTAGCATATAAAACACCACAGTAAAAGATATTAAGGAGGAACTAAAATGCATTTAGAAAAAGTAGGAAATAAATATCTTAAAATAGATGGTGTTCAAATAAAAATGAAAGAGCCTTATAAGTATGCAGAAGCATATATAGAAGAAGGTTTTTATCAAACAGCTAAAATGGAACATAAAGGAATACAATATGATTTACTAGGGATATTTAATATGAGATTCTTTAAAGATGATACTGGTAAAGACCCATCACCTTTACTTGTATTTAATTTCCCTACAAGAATCATGACACAACCTACAGCAGAAGAAAAAAGAACTATGATTCTTAATCTTGCTGAAGGAGAAAAGACTTATATAATATTAAAATATTATAGTGAAGATTTAATAATCATTAATAGAAATATAGTATCTAAATTTGTTAATACTGAGCAATTCTTTAAAATATTCACAGGAGGTAAATTTCCAACTTGTGTACCTTATGATGCAGTATTACCTATGATGCTAGATAATATGGCTATTAATAAACAAAAGAATCTAGATTCATCTCCTCTCATATTTTCATTTATAGTAGGAGAATCTATAAGAGCTAAGAAAGATAAATCTAAACCATTTAGAATGGTATATGGTAAGACTGATAACCCATTTGCTTGGATAGGAGCTAGTGCTAGAAGTATAGCTGAAAATAACTCAACATTTACAGCTATTACATTTGAAGACCCAAATCAAATGTTACAAGCATCTATAGCTAGAGCTAGAAGTGGTGAACAGGAAGATGATGTAGAATCTCCATTAGAAGATACTATTAAATACTAAAGGAGAATGATAATATGACTAATATTGATTTAAAGGAATTAGATAGTATTAAAGTAAATATAGAGAAAGAGAAAGAAATGGAAGATAAGATGAATTCTATAATAGTACCTATAATAAAAGCATTTATAATAGGAAATAATTATGAAGATGTAGATAACCTATTAGAAAATTTTTCAGAAAATTCTCTAGACATATCTATGGTAATAGTAGATGCTTTACATAATACTAAATCTTTAAAAGAAGAATTAACATTCAGAGTTAAGAGATTATATAATGCTAAGAATAACTTATACTTAGATTACTATATAATAGACAATAACTCTACACCACCAAATGATAGATTATTTTCAGTAAAAATATTTGAGTAAGAAGTTTTTATACTTCTTACTCTTTTTTTTTCTTTAAAAAGCTTTATTTTTTCAACTATATAAACCTCCTGTAAATTAGGGTATCTAACATTAATATAATTTAAAAACCAATTAAAAGGAGGTATATAAAGTGGAAATCGTTGTAGATAAAAGCTTTACATATAAAGCACCCCATGATATAATCTGGATAACTGACCAAAGTAGATTTACTGAAATCGCTGAAATATCTGCAAATGCTATTCTGTTAATGCCTTTTGTTTCTGACAGAGGAAAAGACGGAGAATTTGCTATATTCAGAGGTTCAAGAGATTTAGCAGCAGCTGAAAGAGAATTCGGGGCTAAAAACTTTAGAAGACATGGACAACCATATTACCAAGTATTAAAAACTCTTGAAAGTGGTGGTTGGGTAATAGGAATGAGATTAGTTGATGACAAAGCTACATATGCCAATGCAGTTGTATATGCTGAAGTTGAACTTGATGGAATAGATAAAATCAAAGTTGAATTAAGTACAGCTTCTCTAGCTGATGTAAAAGCATATGATACAGTTGAAGCTCAATTAACAGTAACACCAAATGGAACTAAGAAAAAATTCCCTCTATTCTGTGTATTATCAAAAGGTAGAGGAGCTTATGGAAATGATTTCGCAGTTAGAATGGTAGAAGATAAATTAGAAAATTCTACTTCTATGTATGCAAATTATTTATTTGAATTATTAACAAATGAAAAAGGAACATTAAAAGCAAGTGAAAATATTACTTGCTCACTAATAGCTGACGCTAGAAGTAATGGTCTTTCTTCTTATATTGAATCTGTAGTTGCTAACTATAATAATGATGTAGTAGTAAAAGTAAATGAAGATGTTATTGAAGAATTAATGGCATTCATTAAACCAGTTGCAGATGCTAAAAATGTGAAACCTGAATCAATAGATTTATTAGTTCCACATGCAGATGTAACATATGTAGAAATAACAAATGGTGAATTATTATCTAAAGCTACTGGATTACCTTTAAAAGAAGGGTCTGATGGTGACTGGGCTGGTAAAAAATTTGCTTTCTTAGGAGCAGATGCTATGCCTAACTTAGCTGATAAATTTGCTGACTTCTATATGGGTAAAATAAACTCAAATATATTCAATGTACTTAAAACAGGAGCTAGTTATGTACTAGATGCTAACTTCCCAATTAAAGTTAAAAATGCTATGGTTGCTTTAGTATCTAACAGAATAGATATGCATGCATATTTAGATTGTCAAATTCAAAAGACACCTAAAGCAGTTTCTGACTGGGTAAAAACATTTACATGTACAAACTGGAATGTATCATTATTCTCTCAACACATGAGAGTTGTTGATGATGCTTCTGAAAAAGAAATAACAGTAACAACACCTTATGTATTATCATACATGCTACCACAACACTACAGAGATTGGGGTTCACATATTCCAATGGCTGGATTAGAAAAAGGTAGAGTAACAGGTGTCATACCTGATACAATTATGCCAAGAGTAAATACTCTAGCAGATAGAGATATAGTATATAGAGCAAGATGTAACTATATTTCTGAAGGTGAAGGATATGATACATTTGAAGCACAAGTTACAATGTATCTATATGATAGTAAATTAATGCATACAAACAATGCAAGAATGCTATCTGAAATGGCTAAATTACTATTACTTACTGTAAGAAATTACAGATTCGAGTTCACTGAACCTGAAGATATTAAGAGATTCGTAAGATTAGCAAATGATGCATTAGCACCATATAAAGATAAAGTAAGAAGTTTAGAGTACGAAATCACTCAAACTCCATATCAACAACAAAAAGGTATCTTGAATGATGTATTAAGAGTATTATTTAAAGACATTGCTCTTTACAATAAAGTCGAAATCGTTGTTCTTGGTAACCCAACAGCTTAAGGAGGTGTAAATAGATGGCAATTTATCCACAATCTGGTTTAGCCAGAGAGACTGCATTAATGGACCACTCACAAACTAACTTTGTCAGAGGTATCATGAGAGGGAACTATAGTAACTTATTCTATATGTCACCATTTCAATCAGGAAGACATCATTTCATCTTCTTGAAGATGGCTTCATTTATGGAAGCTAAATTCCCTGAATTAACAAAAACATTTAAAAATATAGTAGAAAAATTCCAAACTAAATTTGAAGGTATTCAAGATATGTCAGCCAACTTCGGAGAAATGGAAGGAGGTTCTGCATCTAACAAACTTTCTTATGTAACAAATGTGGAACAACAATTTGAAGAATTCACAATCGGAGTTCCTTATGACTTACATAGATTACCATTACTAGAATACTTAGAATTATGGTTATCTGGAATATCTGACCCTATAACTAAGATAACACATTATCATGGATTAATGGGTTCTTCACAATTCCCTACACCAAATATCGCTTATGAAGTAGCAGAAGCTCTTTATATCTTAACAGATAGAGGTGGAATTCCTATAAGAGCAGGAATGATTTATGGAATTATACCTGCAAAGGCACATGATGGACAATTGAACTCAGATAAAACAAATACTGAAGCACAACAATTAGACTTAACATTTAGAGGTATTTGGAGAAGTTCAGCAGATATCAATAACCTTGCACTACAAGTAGTTAAAGGTATCAAAATGACTGTCAACTATTTGGAATATAAATATAGAGATAAATTCCCTATACCAGATAATGACCAAATCAAATATGGTAACTAATTATAGTCTACCCTTATTTTTATATAAATTTAACCTGGATACTTTATTGGTATCCAGGTTATCCTTTGTTAAAAATCAAAAAAAATAAAGAGGAATATTTTTATTCCTCTTTTATTCAAGAAGCTTAAAACTTCTTGAATATTAATAATGCAGAATGTACTATAACACCATTATTAGATACTGTTTGATATTGCGTGTCGTGCCACGCATATCCTTTAAGTTTCATTTCATCTATTGATTTTGTAATCATAGCTGTTAGAGTATTATCATGTGTGAATACTTCAGCATAAGCGTATCTAGGTTCTCTATAACCTTTAGCTGCTCCTTTGATACATGACCAAGTCATTACATCATTGAAGTTCTCATTATTGATTCTTTCACCATTGATGATTTCTAATACTTCCAACACGTCTATTAAATCGTTTTCTCCATAAGTTCCAATAGCCTTTACTAAATCTTGTTTTGTCATTTTAACTACCTCCAATTTAATTTTATTTTTTTATCTTGTACTCCTATTATAATATATAAGAAAAAAAAAACAAAATTACACCCTATAGGAATCTAATCCTATAGGGTTTATTATTATGAATTTTCAATATCTTCTTTTATCTTATTATTGTGTGCTTGTTTCTTTACATCTATTTTAACTTCTTCTAATAGCTTATCGTATTTACCAAAGTCTAGAACTCCTCCTGCAAGGTCTCTAATTACTCTGCTCTTTAATTTTACTTTATATGCTTCAGCTAATGGGTCATCACTATTAGTTACTGTTTGTTCTACTATAGCATCAGCAACTCCACCAAGGTTGTTCAATTGTTCAGACATTATATTTATCTTTAGATTGATAGGTGCTGGTAATACTACAGTAACATCTTCTGTGTGTTCTGGATAGTATGCTTGTATTATCTTAGATAATAGTCTAGATAAGTATGGTCCTAATTCCATTTGCTTGAATATTATTTGATAAGCAAATTTAATATTTTCAGATACTAATCTAGTAGCTAAATCTGTTCTTTCATCATACTCAGTAACACCATAAGGTGTACCTAAAGCTAATATAGTAGCTTTCTTTAATTCTTCCATAAAATCATCTTGTAAATTTACATCTTGTCCAGACATGATTTCAAAGTCAAATGGTTTATCTCCATTGGGTGATACTGGTATAAATAAGTCTGTAAATCTACCAATACTATTCATTAGTCTATTCATATTACCAAAATCAGATAAAGACATTTCTCCTGATTTAATACTTCTAATAGCATTCATTAATGTATTAGTAACATTGGTATCTATACCTTGTTTAATGTAATAAACTCTCTTATCTTGACTTCTTATTAGTTTAAGCATAAAGTTACTTAATAGTAAAGTAACATATAACTTACCTGGGAATAAAGCATCATCTAATAATGATATACCATCATTTATTTTTACTTCAACTACTTCATCAGCAGGTATAAAACGAACTCTTAGATTTACATCATTATTATGAATATCATAATACTTTAATATCTCATATACTGATTCTACAAAGTCTTGATTTTTCTCTAAGAACTTCTTATTTATTTTCTTTATTAATAATTGAGCAAATCTCATTGTATAAGCATCATTATATGAATCATTGTTATTATCTATATATCTTTCTACATCTCTCATTGTTAAAGAGTTATATGGGTTAGTTAATCCTGTATTCTGACCAGTGCCATATACAGTTTGTCCTAGATTACTTCCAAATCTATTTGAACAACAACCTAGGTTTTCAAATACATAATATCCCATAACTATATCATTTATTTTAATAGGTCTTGTCTTTCTTATACATAATCTTTCATAATATATCTTTTTATTTAATTTCACATAATCTCTATCTGTAGGTCTTACTTCATTCATTGCTAGGAAAGCTTCAGCTGACTTTTGTTTATCTGTAGTTAAATCTCCTATAGGTCTAGCTGAACCTATAATATATTCTTCATCTTTACTAAAGAATTCTCTTTCTAATAATGCTTTTAAATTTCTTAATTTAGTATCATTACCAGATTCATTTATCATCTCATTTAATACTTTAAAATTATCTGTAGATAATGTAGCACATAGATTTTCTAATAATGAATTATAATCACTATTTAATATCTCTACATTATTATTTAATCTTTCCATAATAGAGAAATTCATAAGCTTATCTATATCAGCATTACCATTACGACCACCAGATATTTTTAATTTACTCATATATGTATTATTAGTATCTTTTATACTGAATACATTATCTTGAGTGAAATCATATATAATACCATTACCAGTAACAGATTCATTTAATAAATCTGTATTATTAAATACCTTAGCTTTTGCATTACCATTAGCTTCTATTAATGCTTCATATATAGATTCTTGATTTTTTTCTTCAAACTTACTAAAAGCTTCACCTAATCCCATACCAGGTTCTATTGGAATAGAACTACTTCCAGAAAATTCTCCATTATAGAATGTACCTATTCTATTATCTATATTATCCAAGTTTCTTAATAGTCTAGTCATTAATTTACTATATGGAACTACTCTGACATATTGTCTACCGTAGTAACATACATATTCTACCAATTCTTTTATTTTTATAGGCAGAGCTAAGTCAATTTCCATTGCTTTGTATTTTTCTTTCCAATCAGCTTCATCTTTATCATCTATATAATTTCCTACTTTTTCTATATTCAAGAAGCTCTTAGTATGGTCATTAGGAGATATTAATGCAGGTACTACATTATCTCTTAATATAGACTTAGTTATTGGTAAGAATTTCATAAGTAAATCATAATCCTCATATACTCTATTTCTTAATAATCCTTCTTGGTAAGCATTATTAAATACAGATAGACTTTCAGGATTTGTATATATTAAATTTAATTGTGACATTAATGCTGTATCTACTTCAGTATTAGAGAATTTACCATCTCTATTCTTCATAGCATCAGTTAAAGTCTGTATATTTTTACTCATGCTAGACATAGTGTTATTTTTATCATCATCTATAGTAGTTGCTAGTTTAGTAAAATCCTTCACATCGGCTTCTATACTTTTAGTTATATCATTATCTTTAGCCGTAGCATCTAGTTTCATTTCTCCAGATAATTTTGCAACATTTTCAATATTTTGCATTATCTGTTTCTGTCCTTTAACAGCCATTATTATTCCTCCTTATTACATATATTTAATTAATAATGTGTTTTAATAGGCTATTTTAACACAAAAGGAATGTACCATACCAAGACGGTATGGTACACACTTTAAAACTATCTATGATTAAAGGTAAAAATGAAAGACTTCATTGATTCTAAGAATTCTTTTAATTTGTCTGTATCTTCTTGTTCAGTGAATTTATCTCCATTTAATTCATTTGTTATATCTTTTAATTCTTTTTCTGGGTTTTGTTTTTGCCATAACTCTTTGTATAATTTTACATTATGAGTTATGAAGTAATAATATCCCATAACATTGAATCTTATATTCTTAGTAGTCTTACCTACTTTAAGAGTACATAATACTAATAATCTGTCTATTTCATTTTGGAAATCTTTATCTAATCCTACTAGTTTATAATATGCTTGTAAGATAAATTCTAGATTCTTATTCATTAGATATACTGTAGGAGTTTTTTGTTTTTCCTCTCCAGCTAATTTAACACCCATAGCCATAACAGCGAATGTTCTATTAATTCTATCTACTGATTTAATTACTTTCTTATCTCTATTTCTATCTCTTTTTAACATACCTAATCCTTCAGATATTTTACTTAAGAATAATGGTATATCTTTATATTTTTTCTTTATTAATAGATACTCTTCTTCTATAGCATCTTTTAATTGTTGTTCAGTTTCATCACTTTCATAAAGCTTAACTATTCTTTCTGTTATTTCCTTTTGTATTTCTGGATTAGCCATTACTTCTTTTTGAAACATTCTTTGTTGTAGCATATTTACATTATCAGGATTATTGAAGAAATCTTGATTTACATAACAATCACTGATTAAATCTTTTAATGCTAATAATTTAGGGTCTTCTCCTTCAGCTGCTACTTTATGATTTACTGCTGTTTGTACATTTAATGTGATTAATTCTTTATAAACAAATGAATTTACTAATTCTTCATCTGTTAAGAATAATTTCTCTGCATTACAGTGTATAGCTATTAATTCTTTTAATCCAGTATCTAATTCTTCTACTTCTTCTTTAGATACATTAGCTGCTTCTAATATACTTTTCATAAGATTAGATAATCCAGATTCTATATTATACTTCCATTTCATTGCTCTATAGTCTTCTTCAGACATTTCTTCAACACCTGGCATTACTTCTTCTCTTTTTTCTTCTGTTTCTTCACTAGATTCTTCTTTAACTTCTTTTTCTACATCTTCAGCATACTTAGGCATATTAGTAACTACACCATTAGGAGTATCCATGTAATATAAGTTACTACCAGAACCTCTACCTTCTTTTTCAGCTGGAGCTTCTTCTACCTTTTCTTCATATTTTACTGGTTCTTGTCCATCATTATTTAATTGCACACCTTCAGCTGGTTTACCTTCCATTTCCCCTACTTGTCCTTGTACTACTTTTTCTTCAACATTATTCATTTCCATTATCTACATCTCCTCCATCATTCATTAATGTTTTCCCATATGGGTCATAGTTATCAGATTTTAATCTATCTAATAGCTTATCTGATACTGTATTTAATATATTTATCATGTAATCCATTCTATTATGTAATGGTGCCATAAATTCAGCAAATAATGTATTACCTGACTTAGATATTTCACCATCATTTAATAATCTTTTGAATGAATTAGCTATTATACTAATATCACTGTCTGTTTCTATTATATAATTCAAGAAATTCTCATCTTCTATATCTAATTGACTTATAGTAGTAGCTATATTTAATATATTAGCTAAAATATATGAGTCTTTTCCTTCTTTAAACATTTTCTTTGGCATTAAAGATACATTATTGTCCTCTTTTTTCAATTCTATATACTCTCTATGGTATTCTTTTCTATTTTCCATAATATAAGCAAAGAAAAATTCTTCAATAATAGTTCTAAATCCCATTACAAAGAAATTAAATAGTAATTTTGTTAAATC